GTTTAGCCCAGAGACTCAAAGGGACAACAATTTATCACATGACTTTCGACTTCCACGCTAAATATGTCTTGCTCACATACGCACAATGTGGAGAGCTCGATGCTTTCCGAGTTATGGATAAACTTTCACTTCTGGGAGCTGAGTGCATCATTGGAAGAGAGCATCACGAGGATGGAGGCACTCACCTACACTGCTTTGCAGAGTTCGGACGGAAGTTTCGCAGTAGAAAGGCTGATGTATTCGATGTCGATGGTCACCACCCAAACATTACAAAGTCTCGAGGGACTCCGGAGAAGGGGTATGACTACGCGATCAAAGATGGAGATGTCATTTGCGGGGGCCTTGGAAGGCCAAGCGTTGGCAGAGTGGGAACTCGGCCGTCTGATTCTAAGTGGGCTATCATTACGTCAGCGTCGAATAGAGATGAGTTTTGGGAATTGGTGCACGAGTTGGATCCAAAGGCTGCAGCAACTTCTTTTTCCCAACTTCAGAGATACTGCGACTGGAAGTATCAGTACCATGCTCCCGAGTATGAGTCACCAGCGGGAGCTCATTTTATTGGAGCTGAACTTGACGGGAGAAATCGGTGGTTGGAACAGTCTGGAATCGGCTCTAGTGAGGAGAGACGAGGAAGAGTGAAGAGCTTGGTCCTGTACGGACCTTCACAAACAGGAAAGACTTCTTGGGCCAGAAGCCTTGGAAAACATATATACTGTGTTGGTCTAGTGAGTGGTACCGAGTGTTTAAAAGCACCTGACGTGGAATACGCTGTATTCGACGATATACGGGGTGGTATTAAGTTTTTTCATTCTTTTAAGGAGTGGCTGGGTTGTCAGCCACATTTGTCTGTTAAGGAATTGTATAGAGAACCTAAGGTTATTGAGTGGGGTAAACCGAGCATTTGGTGTTCAAACGCTGATCCTCGAAACGAGTTGTTACAAGTGGACATTGATTGGATGGAGATGAATTGCACTTTCATTGAGATTACAGAGCCAGTAGTAGAATTCAATTAATTATCCATATCGGCTGCGCCGGGCAGGGTTGGTCGGTCTAGCCCCACGTGGGTCCCCCCCAGGGGGCCCCTCCCCACATGGTGCAGAGACACGCCCTTGTGTACAAATCTGCCTTGCTCCTACTTTTCATGCCAATACATAGTAGAATTAGCGGTCATACGAAGAAGGTCGGACGCCGTACCTCCCTGACCGCCTTGTATAATATCCATTACATAATAATCTCCCATACCTGCCTTGCTATCAGTACTGAACCAGCTGCCTGATTCAATATCTCCGTATTCGTCGTCATCGTACACGAGATTGTGGTTCATTGGATGCCACAATTTCCGTTCCCGAACAATCCCATTAGTATTGCCAGATTGCATAGTCCAAGTCTTATCAAACTTGACTGTAATACGACCGGTATCAAGAGGGGCAATAATAGGATCGGTCCAATCAACATTCTCTGCCCCCTTAAACAAAATGTTACGTTGGCGGTTGATTGTCTGAGGCATGTTGTTGACGTTCTCATTAAAAAAGAGACGTTGAACTCCATTACTGGAGTCCTGATAAGGTAACCAAGGGAAATCAGAAGTTGGAGACTCTGTTGCCATAACGTTGAAAGGCCCTAAACCTTTCCAAGTAAAACATACCCTGCGATGAAACCAGGGTATACCAGAACTAGTCTGAATTCGAATGTGTTCAGACAACCCTCTCATATAACACGTCGTAGCCGTGTGAGAAGACATATTGGAGATAAGAGACTGCGCGACAAGGTTCATTGCAGTAGGGCACCAAATAAATGTGCCGCCAAGAACTGCATTTACGTAAACGGGAGCAGCGGCTGGAGCTGTACTAGCCCCACTGTTGGTAGTGTTGGAGAACGTAAGCATTCCATTACGTTTTTTTCGGGATGTCGTGTTGAGGATGCTCCGCTTTGACATTGAGGCTTTTTTGCGATAGGTTCGCTTCTTCGCGCTGTAAGATCGGCGTCTTGGCTTTGACACACCGCCTCTTCTGGAAGTCTTGATTGGCCTTCTTGCCCGAAACCTGGAAGAGCGATAACGTGCGTATGCCATCTTGTGATGATGCGGACATGTTTGATTGTCCGTTGCGTGGGAAGTGACGGGGTATTTATAGTTGGAAGTGTCCCCGTCCCTGGGCTATAATATTA